CCTACTCTCGTTCGGGCTGGTTAGGCCCTACATTATACGTACGGAGCTAAAACACCCGTTACGTTCGTGTACACTTTCCTTCTCGTATAGCCCTTAGACCCTCTAATTACAAAGGGATCGCAGGGTCCTTCTGTCGACATTCCGCTATACGCGGAGTACGCCGGCATTAGGATGTCTCCATCGAGGGGTGTAAAATCCCTCTTTGGATTCAGTGCGTAAGTACGAAAGTACCCGAACTCCCATCCACGTCTCCTTACCCATCGAGGAACCTGCAAGACCCAGCTACCGACCAAATGGCCATCGCCGAATCCGTTAGGCCCCCAAAGGCGGAGTTTACGGTTGGTCCACTTTAGACAAAGGGCGGCAATGAGCCGCTCCCCTCTCTTGATGGCCCAGTTGTGAAAGGAATAGAGCACCTGATCGCTTAACTCCTTGCGGAGATAAAACGGTCGAAGATCGTAACCAACGAACCAATCCGCTCCGCACGACTCTCTAAAAGGGCCGTGACAGAACGATTTTTGCGGATTCACATCGAACCCGCAATAGGCAAGGACTTTCACTGCTAAGTCATAGCAGTTAGTAGGGATAATTAAATCATCCCCATAGACGCCAATAACGGCGTCGGATCCATAGCCTAGTTCGCCTGCTTGTTTCATATAGGATACAACACCACTCATCAAACCAAAGAATATTAAACTCTCTAATTCGAAAGTGTAGCCATTACCCATAGAGGAAAACTTCTCAAGATCGAGAAGCACTCCCTCGCAGTCAACCTTACCGGTACGGCAATTAGCCAATGCGGTAGCCCAAGGAAAGGGCAAAAGGTTTAAAACGAGGGAAGAAGACACGGTATCACTTGCGGACTTCAGATCGATAGTGGCGAGCATTCCGCTCTCACTACCAGCCTTAGCCAGCTCCTGGTTACGCGTCTGGTCTCGCAGATCAATCCCGAACTTTCTCAGCCGCCTTTTAATAACCGAGCCATAGCCTTTTTGTAAAAGGCTGTTAAGCACCGGTTCTATACAGATCGGCCGAAAAGTTTTCGAGTTTTTTGGCACGAAGGTAAGTTTCCCGACAGAGACATCGACTGGAACGATCACCATTTCCCCACAAGGGGACGGTTTTCCTACAGCGTTAGTCCATAAGGGTAGCTCTTCCAAGAGCTCTCCCACAGTCGGTAGCAATTCTTCGCTACACGCCATTCTGGAAGACAGCTTACGACGAGCGTTAGCATGCCTTCCTTTGACATTAGTCGTCGCTCCGGGTCCAAAGAAGAAGTCAAGTTCGCTAACAGGCGGCAGATCACCGAGAACTTCCGTTATTTTTCGCTGAGCGTAGTGTAACACTGCGCTAACGTCTCTTTCGAGACACGGGAGCTCCAAGCGGTCATTCGTCAGTCGGCACTTCTCCTCAGCAGAAATAAAGGCTTTAACAGCCGCCCCTTTCTTATCATACCCAAGATCAAGAAACTCTTGCTTTTCAACAAGAGCCATGATCTGGCGGGCATAACAATAATCAGAGTAGTCGTAGCCTCTATCGTAATCGATAGTAGTCTCGATCACTTCGCGGAATCTTTCCTCTTGAACAAGCCCGTTTAGGTGCTTGCTCAGGGTTCCTCCGCTATCTGCACAGACTGAAGACATTTGCTTCACAAACAGCACATGCTGCTCGATCGGCCTGGTACGTATCCAAGACATGTTGTCTCCTTATGACAATCGTGTAAGGGGATTTAACCCCGAACTTGGTGGGTGGGTGCTAGTTAGGCACCACGAGACTAGTGAACAGGGCGGGACCCGGAAGCACAGAAGCTCCGAATGCCGAGCCGGCGGCAGTATTGGCGAGAACGCCAGTAGCTGTCGTTGACGACGCACCCTGTAAAATACCAATCAGCATCTTCAGAACGTTTGCCCTATCCGCAGTCGTGCTCCGCGAGCTCACGAACATCGTAAAGATGCCAGTGTTCACGTAAGCAACGGCCGGGGGGGCCACGTACCCTGAAGATGTTCCCGACGCACCGAGAGTCTCCATCACGGGGACTTCCAACTTCGCAGTAATCTTGTAGTCGCCCGACTTCAACAGCTCCGACGAGACTTGCAAACGCGGCTGCCCCGCAAGGGGGATACCAGCATCGTTCGCTCGCCAGTTCGGAATCGGAGTATCGGAGACAGGAACAAGAGTCCACTCTTTAGGAGCGGCTGCGTCATCTTTGACGAGAATGTTAGTCATTGCGGGCATTTCGCCCTCCTCATGGATTACATTAGTGATTCAGAAAGGGATGTCCAAGAACCTTAGACCCTGTCTAAGAGTTGTTGAACTAAAGGCCTGATGGCATAATGAGACCGCATTAGCGATCCGCCGTGGTGACAAAGCATCCAAAGGGTTCACGAAAGTGGGCAGCTGCGTCGTTAAATTAGACGAGACTACCCGCGTGAAGTGAATCTGAACACTCTGCCTCTTAGCTCCAGCCCAAACAGACACAGAAGCACCAGAAAACTGGCACGCTGTTCTGCTAAAGAGCGTCGTTAAAAACGTACCTTTCAACTTGGGTATAACATTCAAGTTTTCGAGATACGTGCCGATCGGTAGGAACCAATCGACAACGAAGCTGTATGGAATTATCTCCCACACAACCGAGAGAGGGTCCGTTAGGCCGAGAGATCGGCCAAATGAAAGTTCTTCTTCCAGCAGGCAAACTACACGTTTGTAGATAATTGTCTGCCCGGCACACGTGTACTGACTCGGTATGGCACTCCCGTTATAGGGGCGCCCCACCTTGACAGTGGCTACAACCCGGTTGCTCCTGCCTTGTGAGATAGCTTCGAAGGCCTTAGCGGCCTCGTAGGCATCGCTCACAAGGGGCTGCCAACCGTATTGCATTTCCAACCAGCGGCCACTCACGTCCCTCGCTTTGAGAGGACGCGGGTTTCCACCGACACCCAACTCTCTAGCTGCTTGGGCAATATGCCCATGCTTAAGGAAGAGTAAGGAGCGACCCAACTTCCGGATAGTAGAAGCGCACATATCCACCACTTGGTGGGCCTGTGCCAGGTTAACCGCGAGATTAAACTCGTGGCCTTTTATCTTCTTAACGAGTTTACTCTGTAGACGCATTTCGTCTTGAGAAGACCACTCGTAAACGATACCCGCTGTCGTACTGACAGGGAACATTGTCTGACCAAACTGGTCAGATTCCTGTGAGAGATCCATGGAATAATTATTCCACTTCTCTTTACCGTTTCCATCGTACTTCCCATCTCCGCCGGACCATGACTTAAATAAACGAAAGTTTATGCCAGGGTATCCGCCGGGAATGAGAATCGTTCCGGTTGTCATATCAACCTCGAGCGAGGCTTCGTAATCTTAGGAGGTTTAATCCTTTCGACGTTCGAACTCTGAAAGTAATCACACTTAAAATCGTACGGCATTAGTTGCCACCTCGGCAGTTCTTGCTGATGGCGTCGCTTGGAAGCGGCGCGTAGGTGCATGGAGATAAACCCCAGAACACCCATCAAAAGTTCAACCGAAAAAGTAACAAGCAATATCGTGCGATCCATGTGACTTACCTCAGAGTGATAGCATCCAGCTGAAAAGCAGGATGGTAGCCTAACAAAAAGCTACTGAAAGCACCCCGGAAAGGGG